ATGCTCAATGCTAATGCTCTTCGCGCCTCTATGGTTGAGAACAACTGCAGCGTCAGAGAGCTCGCAGAAATCTGTGGTCTCAAGCCTAAAGCCTTTTACCAGCGCTTGAATGGCCGTGTTGATTTTCGTGTTGGCGAGATCATCAAGTGCTCCGGACGCTTGCATCTCTCCGTGGAAAAACGCAATCAGATTTTTTTTGCGGAGGAAGTTTCCTAAAGGAAACAAATGCCCGCCGAGGCAACTTTAGAGCAAACCGAGAAACTGGCGTGCACACAGATTCTCGATTATGCAAAAACCTTTTTTCAAGACCCTAAAAACCAACAAGCCTTTCAAATATGGCTCAAATCTAAGGAGGAACGACAAAATGGCAACGATCAAAGTTGAGGTCACTTATGACCCAAAAAAAGAAACTCTGAGTCAGGCGCTCGCCAGTCTTCTGACTGAAAAGCCTGAACATACAGAGATCACCGCACAGATGTCTCTTTTCGATAACCCCGCCCCCACAGAAACACCTACTGCCCAGGCCTCCACCGAGGCGCCCCAGGAGTCCCCTGCGGAGTCCGCGCCTGAGACCCCTGATACTAAGCCTGCTGAGGAGAAGACGATCTCTAAGGCTGACGTAAGAGCCCTCGCGGTCAAGCTCTCTAAGAATGACAAGGCCGCCCTCAAGGCGATCTTCAAGGAGCTTGGCGTCGCAAACCTGTCCGCCGTCAAGGAAGAAGACTATCCCGTCTTCTATGAGAAGTTGGTGGCTGCTAATGGCTAAACATGCTCTCTTATCTGCCAGCGGCGCGCATCGGTGGCTCTTGTGCACGCCGAGCGCCCAGCTCGAGCAGAAGTTCCCCACGTCGACCAGCGCTTACGCCGAAGAGGGAACGGTTGCGCACGCTCTCGCAGAGCTCACAACGCGCTACTTTCTCGGTGAGCTTGATGAGGTCGCTTATGAGAATCAGATCAAATCTGAGTTCGAACCGAACAGCTACTACAATGCAGAAATGCGTGAGTGCGCGGTCGCCTATGCGAAGTTCGTGACTGGCCGCCTCGCCGAGGCGAAGAAGACTTGTCCCGATGCAATGATTATTCTCGAGACTCGCCTCGACTTCTCGAAGTATGTGCCTGGCGGCTTTGGCACCGGTGACTGTGTGATTATCGCCGAGCCGATTCTCGACGTGATCGACTTTAAGTATGGCAAGGGCCATCGCGTCGAGGCTGAGGACAATCCTCAGATGCAGCTCTACGGTTTGGGTGCGCTCGAGCAGTTCGGCGATCTCTATGAGATCAAGACCGTTCGTATGACGATCTTCCAGCCGCGGCTCTCTGGTATCGAGGATTCTTCCGAGAAAACCGTCAAAGAGCTTACCTCTTGGGGCAAGAGCTATGTCAAGCCGAGAGCCAAGCTCGCAGACAAGGGCGAAGGCGACTTCGCGCCGAGCGAAGAAGCCTGCCGTTTCTGCCGTGCAAAGAATCAGTGCCGCGCCCGTGCCGAAGAGAACCTCAAGCTCTTTGACGAGAGTCCTGACCCGTTGCTCATCTCTCCCGAAGAGGCAGGCGCGATTCTTGCCAAGTCTGCGGATATTGAAACTTGGCTCAAGGACCTGCGCGAGCTTGTGTCTGGCGCGCTGACCGCCGGTGAAACGGTAACCGGCTGGAAAATGGTCGAGGGCCGCAGCAACCGCAAGTTCGCGGACGAAGACAAGGTTGTCGCGGCTATGAAGGCCGTCGGCTATGACGAGTCTCTTCTTTATGACCGCAAGCTCATCACGCTTACGCAGATGGAGCGCGACTTCGGCAAGAAGGCCCTCGCTGAGATTCTCGGCGACTTGATTGTCAAGCCGCAGGGCGCGCCGACGCTTGCGCCTGAATCGGACAAGCGGCCCGCGTATCGCTTTGAAGACCAGGTCCTCAAAGCCTTTGACGAGTAAGAGGAGGAAACGACAATGACGCAATCGAAAAGCCGGCGGCTCCTGTATCAGCAGGCGCGCTTGATTCGTATTCAGTGGGCCGTCATTCTGGCGCTCGTCTGCACGATCGTTCTCATGGCGATTTTCCTGCCAAAGGCAAAAGCCGTTGAAGAGACTGCAGCTCCAACCTTAGAGCTTGAGCCCACGTCGTATGCGACGCCTGAGATCATGCCCGAGCCTATTATCGAGATTGAGCCCGAAGAGACTGAGCCCGTTCTCGAAGAGCTTGGCAAGTTCCGTCTGACCGCGTATTGCGCTTGCCGCAAATGCTGCGGGAAAGACCCTGGCAACTTTGGTTACGGCGTTACCGCATCTGGCGCGGTCGTCGAAGCTGGCCGAACGATTGCAGTCGACTCCTCTGTTATCCCTCTTGGCTCTGAGATCGTGATCGACGGGCATACATACGTTGCCGAAGACACGGGCAGCGCCATCAAGGGGAACCGCATTGACATTTACTTCGATACCCACCAGGAAGCATTAAATTTCGGCGTTCAATATGCCGACGTCTACATTATTAAAAATTAAAAGGAGATTTTTACAATGGCTACTGCTACTCAGATCACTACCGGTCGCGTTCGTTTTTCCTACGTCAACGCCTTTACCCCTCGCGCCGCTCAGGAAGGCGCTCAGCCGAAGTACAGCGTGACCCTGCTGATTCCGAAGACCGACAAGAACACGATCGCGAAGATCAAGGCCGCGATCGAGGCTGCGAAGACTGCTTATCTGCAGAAGCACTCTGGCAAGAAGCTGCCTTCCACTCTGAAAACCACTTTGCATGACGGCGACGGTGAGCGCCCGAACGGCGGCGAGTTCGGCCCCGAGTGCAAGGGTCACTACGTTATGACCTGCAGCTCCAACAACAAGCCCGTGATCGTCTACGCCGATAAGACCCCGATCACCGAGGCGAGCGAGCTTTATTCCGGCTGTTACGGCCGTGCGATCGTCAACTTCTATGTCTACGATACGAACGGCAATAAGGGTGTTTCTGCCGGCCTGAACGGCATTATGAAGCTCAGCGACGGCGAGCCCCTGTCTGGCGGCGTCGTGACTGACTCTGACTGGGACGACGACTTCGAGGACGAAGACGACGAGCTCCTGAGCTGAGTATATGAAGATCGTCTGGCACACGATTCCCGACTTTCCTGAGTACGAGATCAATCGCTTAGGAGAGATTCGGCGCAAGAGTACGGGGCGCGTGTTAAAGCCTTTTGACGATCGGCGCGGTTATCTGCGAGTAAGCCTGAACGGCTGCAATGTGAAGGTTCACTTGCTTGTCGCGAGAATGTTTGTGCCGAATCCGCACGGCTATCCCGTTGTGGACCATAAACGTGGCAATAAGCATGATAACCGCGCCAGCCAGCTCGAGTGGTGCACGATCGCGGAAAATACGCGGCGTGCCCACGCCCTCGGGCTTTACCCCCCCGCAATAGCAAGAAGGGAGCGAGCACATGAAAACTCTCGCAATCGATATTGAAACCTATTCCTCCGTCTCTCTTCAAAAAGCCGGCGTCTATGCCTACGCGGCGAGTCCTGATTTTGAGATTCTGCTCTTTGGCTATGCTTGGGACGACGGTCCCGTTGAGGTTATCGACATGGCGCAAGGCCAGAAGCTACCCCAGGAGCTCCAGGACGCCCTGTATGACCCCGAAATCCTCAAGACGGCATTCAATGCGTCTTTTGAACGGACTTGTCTGAGCGCGTTTATGGGTCGCGTGACTCCTGCAGATCAATGGAGCTGCACCGCGGTCATGGCTCGTGAGCTTGGCTTGCCTGGCAGCCTGGAAGCTGTTGGCGAAGTAATCGGTCTACCTGAGGACAAGCAGAAGTCGAAGACGGGCAAAGCTCTGATTCGATACTTCTCAATTCCTTGCAAAGCCACAAAGGTCAATGGCGAGCGCACACGCAATCTTCCTCACCATGACCCCGAACGGTGGAACCTCTATGTCGAGTATAACCGTCAGGATGTCGTGACGGAGCGCGCGATCAGAAAGCGCCTGCAGAAGTTCCCCGTGATTCCCAGCGAGCATGACCTGTGGATAATCGACCAGCATATCAATGACCGCGGCGTCGGCGTTGATACGGTCCTTGCAGAAAATGCGGTTGCGATCGATCAGATCGTAAAAGCGCGGCTGCTTGACGCCGCAAAAGAGTTGACGGGTCTTGATAATCCAAAGAGCGCTGCGCAGCTCAAGTCCTGGATTGAGGAGGTCTCTGGCTTTGAGGTGGAGAGCCTCAACAAAAAGATGATCGGCGACGTTCGCAGCGGCACCGACAACGAAGAAGTTCACGCAATGCTTGACATTCGGCAAGGCCTTGCAAAGACTTCGACCGAAAAATATAACGCAATGCTCCGCACGGTTTGCCCTGACGGTCGCATTCGTGGCCTGACCCAGTTTTGCGGTGCTGCGCGTACTGGACGTTGGGCCGGGCGTTTGGTGCAGATGCAGAACTTACCGCAGAATAAAATGCCGGACAGCGAGCTTGACGCGGCGCGCCGCTTGGTTCGCGACGGCGATCTCGAAACGCTCGAAATGCTGTTTGACGATACTGCGGGTACGCTCTCGCAGCTCATTCGCACGGCGTTCGTACCTAAGCCAGGCTGCCGTTTTATTGTGGCTGACTTCTCTGCGATCGAGGCACGCGTGCTCGCTTGGCTCGCTGATGAAGAATGGCGCATGGACGTCTTTAACACGCACGGCAAAATCTATGAAGCGTCTGCCGAGCAAATGTTTCACTTGCCGAAGGGCTCCGTCAAGAAGGGCGACCCGATGCGGCAAAAGGGTAAAATTGCTGAGCTTGCCCTGGGCTATGGCGGTTCCGTTGGCGCCATGAAGAGCATGGGCGCTTTAGCGATGGGCCTTGAAGAGTCTGAGCTCAAGCCGATCGTCAATAGCTGGCGTGCGGCGAATAAGTCGATCACGAAGTTCTGGTGGGACACGGACGCCGCTGTTCGTCGGTGTATTACGACGCAAGCGCCTGTCGATTTGCCGCATGGCATGAGACTTCGCAAGCAAGGGCCTCTCATGCGTCTGCGCTTGCCGAACGGTAGAGAACTCAGCTATGTCAAGCCCCGCGTTGACGGTGACGACAATATCACCTACGAAGGTACAATTCAATCCTCGGGCGGCTGGGGCCGTATCGAGTCCTATGGACCGAAGTTCGTGGAGAATATCGTTCAGGCTACCGCTCGTGACTGCTTGGCCGAGGCTATGTTTAGGCTTGAGGCTGCCGGCTTCCCGATCGTCTTCCATGTTCACGACGAAGTGATTTGCGAGGTACCGGCTGGCGTCAGCTCTGCCGAAGAGCTGGGCGCGCTTATGGGGCAGCCGATCTCCTGGGCCCCGAATCTGCCGCTTCGCGCCGACGCTTACGAGTGCGAGTATTACCGCAAGGACTAATTTGGAGGAAGAACAGTGACTAAGAAAATCTTATTAAAATGGCTCGAAGAGCAAAAGAATAAGGCTCTTAAGCAAGTCAACGCACAGGAGAACGCTGCGTGCGCTGCGTTACTCGCAGAAAAACTTGAGCGCACGAAGTTCGCCGAGATGGTTGCATATGTCGAGCCGCGTTTGACCGAGGTCTATGACTATATGATGGACTGGCATAAGAAGAACGAGGAGCTTGCCGGCCCCTTGTCTATGAGCTGGGGTACAATCATGTACTCAATCTCAAATGTACTTCTTGCACGCGTCCCTACGGCTGAAAAGCTGCAAGAGACTGAGCTACGCGAGGCTCAGGTAGACAGAGACCTCAAAAAGCGTTTTTCCGAGATTCGGCGCGAGGTCGAAAAGACCTATTACAATGTCACGCTGAATGTCAATGCTCTCGCGAACGCAAAGCTCGGTCTTGAATATCTCTCGAGCCTCGGCTTTGACCTTACCGGCCTTATCGCTGAGCAAGAGCGACCGATTGAAAAGGCGCTCGCCGTTCCTATCAACACCAGCTTTTTGCTGATTATGCCGAAGGAGGTAAACAATGAATCTGAAACAGTTTGACCAGATCGTGACTGACCAAATCTCGCGCAGCGAGGTCACGCTTATGGGTAAGGGCGAAGAATATGCCGAGAATGCGACCGCAGAGACCGAGACCGACCGCCTGGCTCACTTTAAGAAGGCCGCAGCGCTGCAGGATATGACGACCGCGCAAGCCGCGTTCGGAATGCTGAGCAAGCACCTCGTGTCCGTCGCCGATATGGTCGGCTCTCGCCAGTCTTACCCGCTCACGAAATGGAATGAGAAAATCACCGACAGCATCAACTACTTGTTGATTCTGCGGGCGATCGTAGAGGAAGGAAGGTCCGCATGAAGCAAGTCGAAGTTGCGGTATTAAATCCCGAAGTCATTCCCGAGTCGGAGAAAATGATGGTTTGCGCCGCTCGCCTTACGCAGCGCGGCCATAAGATCAAGAGCTTGGCCGACTTCATGGAGCTCTACAATAAGAGCTATACCGAAAACACGGTCGCGACCATGACAAAGCTGCCGCACCCGACGATTCAGAAGTTCGGCGCAATCAATGTCGTTATCGTTGGCGCAAGCCGGCGCTTCCTGGCGCAGGTCACGCGTCACCAGAACGAGGTCAAGTTTATGTCCGCATCACTGCAGTATAGTGATTATTCGGACGACGCTGCTTTTGCCATTCCTTATGAGGTCATGGAACGCGGCGAAGAGGAAACGTACTTAACCTCTTGCAAGCTGAATATGGCAAATTATGCCGAGGCCGTTAGGCAAGGCCTTGATAACGACGCTGCCGGATATATGGCTCCGCAGGGCCTTCGCAATGTTCTGCTTATCAGCGCGACGCCCTATCAGTGGAAGCATATTATCGGCCAGCGTATTTGCCGGCGCAACACGCCCGAGACCCGTTTGGTTTTGCTCAAAGTATGGGACGAGCTTTATAAGCTGAATCCGCTGCTTTTCTCCCGAGCGACGACTGGCCCCTTCTGCATGAGAGGTGCTTGCAAGGAGGGCAAAATGGGCTGTCAGAATCCCATGCCGTACTTAACTCCCGGCGAGCTGCTGCGGCTTGAGTTCCCACTTCTTTATGAGGAAGGAGGCGCGGTCAATGCAGGTTAAGCTCCTCGATTATGGCGTTCCTTCGGAGATGCGGCCTAAGCGTGCGCACGCGAACGATGTCGGCGCAGACGTGTACGCGCTTAAAGACCGTATCATTGAGGTCGGTTGCTCTGCGGTGATCGGGCTTGGCTTTGGTCTTGATCTTCCTGCCGGCTTCGGCGCGTTTATCTTCCCGAGATCGAGCCAGACCGCAAAGGGCGTTGACTGCAAGCTCCCCCCACTTGACCCTGGCTATACCGGGGAAATGCACGCGGTCATTCACAACGGCGGTCACGAGGCTTATCACATTTACCGCGGCGACCGTATCGGCCAATTAGTTGTCCTACCGGTCATGACCCCAGACTTCGTGCTTGACCTCGGCGAGGCTCGCGGTACCGGCGCGTTCGGCTCCACCGGCAAATAAAATCTTGCCCTTCCTCCTGGGGCTTCAGCCCTGGGAGGAGGAGCTGAAACGGAGGTGACTCATTTGGAACGAGTCAGCAAAGACGAATACTATTTGAATATTGCCGCGGCCGTTGCCGCGCGATCGACCTGCTTGCGAAAACACTATGGCGCGGTGATCGTGAAAAACGATGAAGTCATCGCGACCGGCTATAACGGTTCTCCGCGCGGCGAGGCGAATTGCTGTGACACCGGCGTTTGCTATTGCCGATCGCATGAGCTGCCGCTTGATGAAACCGCTGCCGCGCACGGCTCGCAATACGGTTCTTGCGTGGCAGTTCACGCGGAACAAAACGCGATCATCAGTGCATCGAGGCAGGAGCTTCAAGGCTCCACGCTGTACCTGGTCGGATACGACCCCAGAACAAAGAAATGGATTGAGGCAAAGCCTTGCAACATGTGCGACCGAATGATTCGCAATGCAGGTATTACGCGAGTTGTGCGAAGGGAGATTGACGAATGACAGCAGTTCAGTATGACGGTCCCATTACGATTGCAGTCGGACAATCTCGGCGGTCTACGCAATGGCAAAACCGTGAGCTTATGTGGTCACAGCTCGTCAACCGCCTTGAGATTCCTGAACGGACGCAGGAGTCCGCAAAAGAATATAAAGCTATGCCAAAGGTCCAGCGAGACGAGATCAAGGACGTCGGCGGTTTTGTAGGAGGTACGCTTAAAGGCGGTCGTCGTAAAGCCAACGCGATTACGCAGCGCCGACTTTTAACGCTTGACCTCGACGAGGTTCCGGCCGGTGCGGACCCGTGGGACACGGTCGTCCTGGTCCTGGGCTGCGCGGCTGTCCTTTATAGCACGCATAGCCATCAGCCAAACGCGCCGCGCTTACGTTTGGTTATGCCGCTCTCAAGAGCGGTAACGCCGGAAGAGTATGCAGCGGTTGCGAGGAAAATCGCGCAAGATATTGGTATCGACATGTGCGACGATACCACGTATGAGCCGCATCGGCTTATGTATTGGCCCTCGCTCTCCTACGATGCAGAATACCGCTATGAGTTTTCTGATGGGCCCTGGCTTGATGTAGACGAGCAACTCACGCGCTATGTCGATTGGCATGACCCCACGGAGTGGCCTGTTTCTTCGCGCCGGGCTGAGGCTTTACACCGGCTTGCGAAAAAGCAGGGAGACCCTACCGCAAAGGACGGCGTCGTCGGTGCGTTCTGCAGTACATACTCTATTGAGGACGCAATCGAGGAGTTCTTGCCAGACGTTTACGAGAAATGCGACGATGGACGTTATACCTTCAAGGGCGGCTCCACGACCGGCGGCTTGGTCCTTTACGATAACGGTCTCTTCGCGTACTCTCACCACGGCACAGACCCAGCAAGTGGAAAGCTCTGCAACGCGTTTGACCTTGTTCGTATTCATTTATTCGGTAACCAGGACGACGCAGCCACGCCCGGAATGCCGAGCAGTCGGCTTCCGTCCTTTGTAGCTATGGCTGACGAGGCCTTGCAGATTCCAGAGGTACGCGAAGAGCTTGCCAGGAAGCGCTTGCAAAAGATCGGCGAGCAGTTTGACGAGGACGATGCGCCCGTCGAAGACGGCGAGGAGGATATGAGCTGGACCCGCAGCTTGACTCTCACCAAAACAGGTAAATGCGAGGCCACGATTGAAAACGTCAGAATCATCATGGAGAATGACCGACGCTTGAAAGGTCGGTACTTTTACGACACTTTTAAGGAGCGCATGACCGTCTGCGGCGACTTGCCGTGGATTAAACTTAGCGCTCGGGTTTCGACCGCTTGGAACGACGTTGACGATGCTGGCCTTCGCAACTATATCGAAAAGCGTTATACGATTGCAAATGTTTCAAAGATCATCGACGCAGTTGCTCTCGCTATGCTTAAGTGCGCAAGGCACCCCGTTCGCGAATATTTAGAAGGTCTCACTTGGGACGGAACGCCTCGAGCCGATACAATCTTTATTGACTACCTCGGCGCCGAAGATACCGAGTATACGCGGACGGTCACCCGCAAGGCTTTGATCGGCGCGGTTGCTCGCGTGATGCAGCCTGGGTGCAAGCACGATCATATTCTTGTCCTTGTCGGTCCTCAAGGCTGCCGCAAGTCCACGACACTCGCAAAGCTCGGCAAATCCTGGTTCTCTGATTCCTTTTATACGGTCCAGGGCAAGGAGGCTTACGAGCAGCTTCAAGGCTTCTGGCTTATTGAGATGGGAGAAATGGCCGCGACCCGAAAGGCTGAGCTCGAGCAGATCAAGCAGTTTGTCTCTAAGCAGTCAGATAGCTACCGCGCAGCGTATGCTCGTCGAACGCAAGAGCGCCCGCGGCAATGCGCCTTTTTTGGTACAACCAATGATGACGAGTTCCTGCGGGACGCAACAGGCGGCCGCCGTTTTTGGCCTGTTACTGTCACGGACAAGGGCCGAGAGACAGGTGATTACTTTACGCCTGAGGTCGTCGATCAGGTATGGGCTGAGATCATGGTCCGGTATAACGCCGGTGAAGTGTGGTATCTGGACGACGCGAAGATCGAGGCAGAAGCGCGAGCAATTCAGGACGAGCATACTGAAATGAATGGCAAGCAAAGCCTCATTGAGAAATTCGTCAATACGCTTTTGCCGGAAGATTGGGCCACGAGAGACCTTGAGCAGCGGCTCGCTTTTTGGGCGGACGGCTTTTCTGACGAGCAAGCGCAAGGGACAGTGCCTCGTAGGTACGTGTGCGCTATGGAGATTTGGCGAGAGCTTTTCGGCGGTTCAGTTCGCGACTATACGCCGGCGCAGGCTCGCGAGATCAACTCCATGCTCAAGCGTCTTCCTGGCTGGCGCTCATGGTCGAGTATTGACTGCGGCCCGATTTATGGAAAGCAAAGGGGCTTTGCCAAAATCCTTTAGCAGCAAAATCTGAGGATTTTACAGCAGACCGCTCCGATTTTTACAGCGGAGCTACAGCAGTTTGGTGGCCTTAGCTTACAGCAGTTACAGCAGTTGCCAAAAATTGCTGCTGTTCAAAAAAAGTCAGTGATTGCAATCAAAACAGCAGTTACAGCAGAATAAACAATTTTCTATATAAGGGTAAAAAAATAAGAGAATTAAGAGGAAAATATATCAGTACATCTCTATAAATCCTTAATTACAATACCCTATATAGAAAATGCGCTGTTTTCGCTGTAACTGCTGTAGGAGGTAGCTTTGAAAGAATCAACAGTAGAAAGGAATATCCGCCGACAAGTCGAGGCCCTCGGGGGCGTGGCTTGGAAGTGGGTGAGTCCGGGGCGTCGTGGCATACCCGACCGAATCTGTATTTTACCTGGGCCCCATATTATTTTTGTCGAGCTTAAGCGTCCAGGCCTGAATGATGGCAGAAGTGAGCAGCAGAAAAAAGTCTTTCGTATTTTAGAAGGCCTCGGCTGCCATGTCTGGCTGATCGACGATGTCGAGGCTTTTCGTCGGCGGCTGATAGAGATCGGGGTGACGATATGAATTACGCGCCTTACCCGTACCAGGCCTTTGCGGAAAAGTTCGTTCTCGAACATAAAGCTGCGGGCTTGTTTCTCGATATGGGCCTCGGCAAAACGGCGATCACATTAGCCGCTTGTGAAAAGCTGCTGCGCGATTATTTCGAGACGAACAAAGTTCTCGTGATTGCGCCGCTCCTTCCGGCCAGAGAGACTTGGCCTGACGAGTTATCAAAATGGGACCAGCTTGAGGGCTTGACCTATTCTCTGATCGTCGGCACGGCGCAGGAGCGAATTGACGCGCTGCGTGTAGACGCCGACTTTTATATCGTCAATCGTGAGAATGTCGTTTGGCTCGTAGATTATTACAAAAAGAAGTGGCCCTTTGATATGGTCGTGATCGATGAGCTATCGAGCTTTAAGTCCAGTAAGGCGCAGCGCTTTAGAGCTCTTCGTAAGGTCCGAAAGTATATTGATCGAATTGTCGGTCTTACCGGAACGCCAGCGCCGAACGGCTTACTTGATCTTTGGTCGCAGGTTTATCTTCTGGACGAAGGCGAGCGACTCGGCAAAACATTGTCGGCTTATCGCGATACCTACTTCACGCCTGGCAGACGTGGGCCGAATGGAATCATCTATGACTGGAATCTAAAAGATGGGGCCCGTGAAGCGATCTTTGCGAAATTGAGCGATCTCTGTATCAGCATGGAAACGACGGGCCTTCCTGAACGGCTCACGATTCCCCATGAGGTCAAGCTCTCAGAAAAAGCGGCGGCTATGTACCAACAACTTGAAAGGACTATGCTGCTGCCCTTTGCAGATGGAGACGTTGACGCGGCAACGGCCGCGATCTTGACGAATAAGCTCTTGCAGTTGGCTGGCGGCGCGGTCTACGACGAGAACGGCAAAGCGCAGATTGTCCACGATCAAAAGCTCGAGGTCTTAGACCAGCTTATCGAAGAGGCGAACGGTCAACCGGTTTTGGTGTTTTACAACTACAAGCATGAGCTTGACCGGCTGCAAGCGCGGTACCCTCAGGCCGTTCATGTGAAAGAGGAGAATGTCGTCAAGCGGTGGAACGCAAAAGAGATTCCGATTCTTCTCGCGAACCCCGCAAGCGCCGGTCACGGCCTTAATTTACAATTTGGCGGCCATATCGCAATTTGGTATAGCCCGACTTGGAACCTCGAGTTTTTCCAGCAGGCGAATAAGCGCCTTCATCGGCGCGGACAGGCTGAGACTGTTCTCATTCACACGCTCTCGGCAAAAGGTACGATCGACGAGCGTATTTACGATATTGTCTTACGAAACAAAGAGGCAGGTCAGAACGCCTTGCTTGAGGCGGTCAAGGCCAGAATCAAGGAGGTAACATGACAGAAGAAGTCTTACAGTCGTTATCTGACGACCCGATGGCCGTACTCAACCGTGGCTATCGTGCAAAGGAGCGTATTGCCGCAAGGCAAGAACGCATTGAAGAGTGGCGGCAGATTGCCGAGTCTATTACCGCAAATCCCGAGAACGCTTCGAGCGGCGGCGGCTATCCCACGAGCAAGACCGAGAATTGCGTTGTTGCGATCGTGACGCTGCAGGAGGAAATCAAGAGCGAGATCATGGAGATCGCTGACTTTGAGCGGCAGACCTCTCAGATCATCAAGGAGCTTGTTGAGGACCTGAACTTCAAGACCGTTCTCGAGCTTCGGTATCTCAGCTACCTGCGGTGGGAGGAGATTGCTGTCAGAATGAACTACACGTTCAGGTGGACCCAGGAGCTTCACCGCAGAGCTTTACTCGCATTGAAGGAGGCGGCAAGCGCGCTAATTCCGGCGTAAATGCGGTATTATGATTATTTTAGGCTAAAGCGCATCAATTCCTAATACCATCGCGCTATTGTATATAGGAAGGTTTTGGCGAGCACGGCCATTGTCCTTCCTCCTGAAGAAGAGCGGCTGGAAACAGTCGCTCTTTTCATTTTGCTGCGTTTGGAGGTGGTGAGCGTGGCAGGCAAAATGACTCCGAAGATGCAAAAGTTTGTCGATGAATACCTTGTTGACCTGAATGCGACGCAAGCCGCAATCCGTGCAGGATATAGCAAAAAGACGGCTTACTCGATCGGCGTTTCAAATTTGAAGAAACCCGAAATTCAAGCTGCAATCCAAAAAAGACAAAAGTCGGCGGCTGAAAAGCTCGAGATCACGCGAGAGCGAGTCCTGAAAGAACTTGCTTCGATCGGCTTCGCGAAAGCTACCGACTTCTTGACGATTCAGGGCGGCCACGTTCTCATTAAAGATTCTGACGACGTGGCCGCTGATAAGCTGGCAGCTCTCGCCTCTGTCAAGGAGGGTATGTATGGCGTAGAGGTCAAACTCGCTGATAAGGCTCGCGCTCTCGAGATGCTTGGTAAATATCTCGGTCTCTTTGATGGGACGAATCCGGAGGGCGATACGCAGAAGAATAACCTCTTTGAGGCGATCGCCGGCGCTGCAGAGGGGGGAATCGATCTAAATGAAATACCAGAGATTCAGTCCTCGGCAGACGTTGACGCTGACGTGGTGGAAGAGACCTGAGTTTGCAGACTATGACGGCATTCTCTGCGACGGCTCTATTCGATCGGGCAAGACCGTCTCAATGGCGGTCGGCTTTATCCTTTGGAGCATGTACTCCTTCAATAACGAGAGCTTCGCCATTTGCGGCCGCACGATCGAGTCGCTGCGTCGTAATGTGATCGTGCATTTGCCCTCCTGGCTTGAGGGCCTTTTCAAGGTAACCGAGCGGCGCGCTGAGAATAAGCTGATTATCTCAGTCGGCGGTCATAGCAATACCTACTACCTCTTCGGAGGTCGTGACGAATCCAGTTATACGCTTGTTCAGGGCATGACCCTGGCAGGCGTTCTTTTTGACGAGGTCGCGCTTATGCCGCGGTCCTTCGTTGAGCAGGCTCTCGCCCGATGCTCGGTCACGGGGAGCAAGTTCTGGTTTAACTGTAACCCCGAAGGCCCCATGCACTGGTTCTACAAAGAATGGGTGCTTGCATGCAAGCGCAGGAACGTTCTTCACCTGCATTTCACGATGGCCGATAACCTCAGCTTGTCCGAGAAGATCAAGCAGCGCTACGAGGGCATGTATACCGGCGTTTTCTATGCCCGATATATCCTCGGAAAGTGGACGAAGGCTGAGGGCCTTGTCTATCCCTTCTTTGACGCGAAAAGGCACATGATCGACGACGATGGCTCGCGTGGTCGATATTATATCAGCTGCGACTACGGCACACTCAACCCGTGCGTCTTCGGTCTCTGGCGCGTAAATGGCAATTCGGCCTTCATGGTGAAAGAGTATTACTACGACGGCCGCAAGAAAGGCAAGCAGAAGACTGATGAAGAGTATTATGCTGATCTTGAGGCCTTTGCAGACGGCTACCTGATTGCGCAAGTCGTCATTGACCCTTCAGCCGCCTCCTTCAAGGAAACAATCAGGCGGCACGGCAAATTCAGCGTCAAGAACGCGAAGAACGACGTGCTTGACGGTATTCGCGATACTGGAACAATGCTGCAAGCTGGCTTGCTCCATTTCAATAAGACCTGCGTCAATACGAAAGCTGAGTTCGGCGCGTATGCGTGGGACGAGAAATCTTCGAGCGACGCCGTGATTAAAGAGAACGACCACAGCATGGACCAAATGCGGTATTTTGTCCGCACGATTATGAAACGCGAGGTGAGGGCGTATGGCATTAAATAACCTTTGGGGAAAGCTCGGTGCATTTTCGAGAAATGTGCTTGTGCCTTCCAACGTGATTTATAAGAGCTTTGATGCGGACCCGCTCGTCAGCGATAAAATGTCTCGCGCCATTAGTCGGTGGTACGGCATGTACGTCGATAAGCCCGAATGGGCTGATGATGAAGTCAAGCCCCTCGGTCTTCCGCGAGCGATCGCAAAGGAGTTCGCGCAGGTCGTCTCTTCGGAAATGACGATCACGGCTGACGGCGGTTTTCGCGCCGACTTTATCAACGAGCAGTTGACGCGCTTCCAGTCGAACGTGCAAAACAGCATCGAGCTTTGCATGGCCCTCGGCGGCATGGCCTTTAAGCCGTATGTCTCGGGTGGAAACGTCTTCATCGACAGCACGAGCGCCGCGTCCTTTATCCCTCTTCGCTTTGACGATGGGGATAACTGCGTCTCTGGCGTGTTCAAGAGTCAGCCGGTCAAAGTTGATAAGAGTTATTTCGTCAAGCTCGAATACCACGACTTCGCCAACGGCGTCTATACGATTCGCAACAAGGCTTTTACCTCTGATGAGAACGGTATTACCGGCAGCGAGGTCGAGCTCGGCCGCGTTCCCGAGTGGGCCGCCATTCCCGAAGAGGTTCAGATCAAGAATGTAGAAAAGCCGCTCTTCGGTTACTTCACACCGCCTGTCAGCAACAATATCGATACCGCGTCCAGCTTGGGCGTCTCTATTTATGGCGGCGCAACTGAGGACCTAATTCGCGACGCTGACGAACAGTGGGCGCGCTTCCTTTACGAGTTTGAGAGCGCCGAGCGAAAGATCATCGGCACCCCCGAGGCGATTTCTGGCTCGCTGCCTGGCAGTAAGGCAAATCCCCTGCTCGGCGATCGGCTCTTCATTCAAATGCCGTATGACTCGGATGACTTCTTCAAGGAGTTCTCCCCAGCGCTTCGGCACGCAGGCTATTACGAGGGCTTGCAGGCGATCTTGCGCCGCATTGAGTTCAATACCGGTCTTGCTTACGGTGATCTCTCCGACCCCGCGACTGTGGAAAAGACCGCGACTGAGGTCATGTCCGCGAAGATTCGCAAGTTCAACACAGTCAAGGCTCTCGAAGATCGCTTCAAGGCTGCGCTCGAAAACGCGGTCTACGGCGTTGACGTGTACGCCACTCTCTATGGCCTTGCGCCCCGTGGAGAGTATGAGCTCTATATCGACTTCGACGACAATATTCTCACCGATAAAGACGCCTTGCGTGAACGTGACCGCCAGGACGTTCGCGACGGCCTTATGCAGAAGTGGGAGTACCGCGTCAAATGGTACAACGAGACCGAAGAAGTCGCGAAGAGCATGTGTCCCGTAGAGTCTACGGCGGACCCCTTTAATCTCGGCTGATGCTGACGCCTGAATACCTGGCGGCTACTCCAGACGCTCTTGTCGAGCTTTATGGAAAGATCGAGCAAGACATTCTTGCAAATATGGCTGAACGCATCGCGAAGTACGACTACTACATTCCCGCAGTCCAGCATCAACACCAGCGTCTTCGGGCGATGGGGATGCTTGAGACCGAGATCGAGCAGCAGCTTGCCGCGCTCACGGGAAAGACCCAGGCTGAGCTCAAAAAGCTCATGGCGCAGGCCGTCGACGAGGCGCTTACCTCTGACGCGAAAATCTACGCGGCTGCAGGCATGGGTGACGTTGACCCTCTCGCGGTCGCCGGCGTTCGCGAGGCGCTGCAAAGCGGTCTTCGGCAAACAAGCGGAATCTTCCGCAACCTGACTCGCACGACCGCGAACACGGCTGCAAAACAATTTGAAGACGCTCTTGATCGGGCCTGGCTGCAGGTCACGTCAGGGGCGTTTGACTATAATACCGCAATTAGAAACGCGGTCAAGGACCTCGCACGGACCGGCGTCCAGTCGATCACCTATCCTTCAAGCCATGTGGACACGATCGAGACGGCTGTTCGCCGTGCGGTCGTCACCGGCGTCAACCAGACCGCCGCGAAGTCACAGCTTGCGCTCATGGACGAGCTTGACATCGACCTTGTGGAAGTAACCGCGCACGCCGGCGCTCGCCCGAGTCACCAAGAATGGCAAGGGCAAATCTATTGCCGCAAGGGCTCTCACCCGAAGTATAAAAACTTCGAGGACGCTACGGGGTACGGCACCGGCGACGGCCTTTGCGGCTGGAACTGCAACCACAGCTTCTTCCCGTACGTCGAGGGCGCGCCTCGGACCTACTCGAAAGCGCAACTCAAGGACTACTCCGCGAAGAATATTACCTACAACGGCCAGCAGTTGACCGAGTACGAGGCTTTGCAGCAGCAGCGCTATATCGAGCGAGGTATTCGCCGATGGAAACGCGAAGAGGTCGCTATGAAAGCCGCAAGTCAGCCTACCGACGAGGCTCGGGCTAAAGTCCGCGCCTGGCAGGCCAGACAGCGTGATTTTATCAAGCAGACCGGTCTCAAGCGAGACTCTTCTCGCGAGCAGATCGGATAGAACTCTCATAAACAAGCCCCAGACAACCCGTATCGAGTTTTCTGCCTGGGGCCCTGGTGTTTATATTCCTAATATTTGGAAGTCATACGGACGATCGTGGAGCTCCGTATGACTTCCTTTTATATGCGAGCCGTGGTTATGCAGGTTCGACTCCTGCAGCTCGCGCAATATCGGCTACCCGTCAGCCTATGAGGACGGGGCGGCAGGTCACGGCAACGACCTAAAAAGCCTAACCGCAAAGAAAGGAAACAGTATGAAAAAGGACGAACTCACCGCTCTGGGCCTGACAGACGAGCAGGCCGACAAAGTGCTTGCCATCAATGGTCGCGACATTGAAAAGCACAAGAAGGCAGCCGAAGACGCGAAAGCCGAGACGGCCACTCTGCAGCAGCAGCTCTCCGACCGCGACAAAGACCTCGAGGCCCTGAAAGCCGGCGCGGAAGATGCTGAAAAGGTCAAGCAGCAGCTCACCGACTTGCAGACGAAGTACAACGACGAGACCGCCAAGTATCAAAAGCAGATCGCCGATCGCGATTATGCCGACGCCCTCGAGACCGCCTTCAACGACGGCAAGATCGAGTTTACCTCCAAGGGCGCGAAAGCTGCGGCCTGCGCTGACTTCATGGCTACTCGCTGCGAGCTGAAAGACGGCAAGCTCGTTGGCTTTGATGATCGTATCAAGGCTATGCGCGAGAAAGACCCTGATTCTTTCCGCGCTGAAAAGCCCGACCCCAGCTTCGCAAATCCGACCGGAAACGGAGGTCCTGCGACCCTGAGCAGAGCCGCGCAGGCCGCGAGAGCAGCCGCCGCGAAGTTCGGACCTGTTTCTACCCCCGCAGAGAACACTAACACTAAATAAGGAGGATTCCATTCATGTCTATTCTGAAAACTGAGATCGGCACCGCGATTCCTAATTTCCTGGATAGCGAAGTCGGTCTCGTCACCAAGACCGCGCAGATTCCTCAGAGCATGGGCCAGACTGACGGCGATCGCAAGACCGTGTTTGCCGGTACCGTGTTCCCCGCGAATACGAGCGCCGCGACCGGCATCGTGTTCCAGGACGTCGACGTCACCGACGGCGACGCGATTGGCGCCGTCATGGTTGCCGGCCGCGTGATCAGCGACCGCGTGAACGCCGCAAGCGCCGCGCAGACCGCGCTCAAGAACATCGTCTTCGTCGGTGCGAACGCGACCGTTCGCGGCTATTCCGTCACCTACGAGAAGGACGGTGGCACGGGTGACGTTCCTGTCGATGCAACCATGTACGCTGACGGCGAGATTGTCCAGCTCTCCAAGAGCTATCCGCTGACGAAGAGCTCCAAGTCTCAGATCGGCTGGGCCCTGAGCTCTGGCGGCAACGCCATTGACACGGTTACGATCGCGGGCGCGAACGTCAAGGTCTACCCCGTCTTCGAGGCCTAATCTAAGTAAGGAGGATATAACACATGCCCGATATTCTGAGAACGCTGTCCCAGGCTGAACAGCTTGACTTCAGCCAGAACTTCCTGATTCCTCGTCCGAACTACATCGGCGACACGATCTTCCCTGATCGTAAGACCCAGAACTTCAAAGCTGAGTACCTGCGTCTTGCGGCCGGTTCTCAGCTTCCCACTATGGCCCTGGTTCACGGTCTCGACACTGAGGCGCACATCGGTTCTCGCCCCGCGCTGGAGCGCGTGACGGTTGAAAAGCTCTTCATCAAGGAGAAGATCAACCAGACCGAGTCCCTGCGTCAGGTGCTCGAGAACGGTGCGTTCAATGACAGCGCGCTGATCGACTTCGTTTATGACGACTGGGGTCGTCTGGCCGAAGGCGTTCGCTGTCGTACTGAGGTCGCCAAGATGGAAGTCCTGTCCACCGGCAAGATGACCATCAAGGAAAACGGCCTGAACTTCTCTGTTGACTTCGGCGTGCCGAACGGTAACACCGGCTTCGACATTGACGTTTCCACGCCTGACAAGAACGTCCTCGCGCAGATCGAAGAGATCGTCGAGACCGCTCGCGACAAGGGCTTCACCATTTCCGGTATGGTCCTGTCCGGTTCCGTGCTCTCTAAGATGCTGACCAACGAGGGGATCTCCAAGGCCATCTATGGCGGTGCCGGCGCCGGCGCTATGGTTTCCCGTACGCAGCTCGTCGGCCTGTTCAACGAGCTCTTCGGTATTACCGATATTCGTACGAACGACCTGCGCTATAACGTCGAAGGCAAAGACGGCAAACTGACGACCCAGCGCTTCTGGGGCAAGAGCAAGGTCTCCTTCTTGGCTTCCTACAACGGCCTGCAGAACTTTGGCGTCGGCCTGTGGGGCGTGACTCCCGAAGAGGAGCAGCTCGGTCCCTGGACCGCGAAGAGCGCCGAGCAGTTCGTCACCCTGACCCAGTGGACCGAACCCGACCCCACGGCCGTCTGGTCTAAGGCGTCTGGTCTGTTCGTGCCCGTTCTGCCGAACCCCGCGGGCCTGTTCATCGCCACTGCCAAGCTGCAGTAAGGAAGGCGGTGCGGTAAGTGGTCGTTGTCAGCTACGAGTGGTATAAGACCACTTACGGCGGCGAGCTGGACGAAGATACCTTCAACCGGCTCGCGTCTCAGGCGTTCCTCTTTGCGGACGCCATGACTGAGTATAGGCTCAGCGCTTGCTGGGCCCGTCTGGCGGAGTCCGTACGCGTAGCGGTTATGTCGGCCGTCTGCGCGTACGCTGACCAGGCAAATATCGAGGAGTCCGGCGGTCCTGTTTCGTCTGAGACGAACGACGGCATCTCGCGAACCTATGTGACGGGCAGCGCTTCAAGCGCGGGCGCGTCGAGGAACGCAGGAACGGCGCAGGGCCGATTGAGCAATGCAATTCGGCTCTACCTCGCTCCTACGGGTCTCCTGTTCCGCGGGAGGGGCCGCCGATGAAAGACTTCCTCGCCTGTACCGAGCTCGTGACGCTCGTTCACCACGTCAAGACCGCTGCTTCTGACTCGTATGTCTGCTACCCCATTCAGGGCGTTAGTTGGTATGCGAAGACAGAAACGGCGGTCACGGCTGACGGCGCGAAAGCGGTTAACGTTTATAAGGTTCGAATCCCGGAGGCTGTTCTTCCGTCTTGCTTGCCTGAAAAACTTGACTACCTGGTCAAGGGGGAAATTTCAGGGGTACTCAAGCCGGCAGACCTCAAAGGCTCGACTTATTTCCAGGTCACCGCGGTCGCCGACAACCGGCGCGGGACTCTTCCGCATGTGGCGGTGAGCGGCGTATGAGTTTCGGAATCAAGATCAAAAGCGTCAACATAACGCCGAGTAAGATTCTTGCCAAGCGCGGTCTCGGCAGTGATAACAAGGCGCGAAAATATCTCGCGACTTCGGTCGCGAAATACTGCGACCCGTACGTTCCTATGAGCGCGGGCGCAGGAGCGCATTTGAAGAATCAAAAGCAGATCGCCCCTGACGGCAGCAAAGTCACCTATCCAGGGCCGTACGCCCATTATGTTTATGTCGGCCTCGCTATGGTAGGTCGAGCGCCAAAGAGCTATTCAGGCCGAGCGCTCAACTACCACGGCGCGCCGATGCGAGGTAAAGAATGGGATAAGCGTATGCTTGCAGACCGTGGGGGCGATCTCAAGAGAGACTTCGCCGCTTATGTAGGAGGTAGAGCAAAATGACGATCATTGATGGCGTTCGCGCCTGGCTGAAAACCTATGAGGGACTGGCTGACGACCGGCTCAGCGTGGATTTTTTGCCCGAGGAGGCGAAGAGCTACTCAGTCGATACCGTGCCGACCACTGAGATTGTCAAACGCTACCTCGACGGCAGCTCTATTCGGCAGTTCCTCTTTTGCGTATCAAGCCGAGAGTTTTACAGCGATAATATCGCGCAGAACGTAGATAACCAGGCCTTCTATGAGGGCCTCGCCGCTTGGCTTGAGCGCAAGAGCAAGCTCCGGCAATTCCCTAATATTGGCACGAGCCGAACGGTCCGGTCAATCGAGATCAGCTCCACCGCGTACCCGTTCGTCGTCGACGAGCATGGCACGGCGCGGTATCAGCTTCAACTCAAACTAACTTATTTCCAGAAAGGAGATCGCACCGTATGAAACTTTCCGAGCTGATGGCAGCCCATACGCCGAGCCCGGCCTTCGAGGGCTTCGTCACCAACGACGATTTTGTCCTCGCGATCGATTGCTCCGCGGACGGCTCCGCTACGGTTAAGGACTACGCGGTCGCGCAGCTTGGCGTGACCGGCCTTGACGCCAACCTCAACCCGATCACGCAGGACAAGACCTATATCCGCGCCGGCCAGTCCACCATGAAGACCGGCAACCAGAGAGCCTTTAAGGTCTCCGGCGATCGCTATATCGGCGATGACTTCCAGGACTTTGCCCTCTCCCATGCTGTCATGTACGGCACTGGCTCCGCTGTCATTCGCAAGTACGTTTACTTCTGCTTGCTGAACGGCAAGGGCGAAACCGGCGAGGCGTCCATCATCGTTAACTCCGATGGCAGCGGTTCCGCAGGCGAGAGCGCAAGCATCGACATCGACGTCAAGAAGGCCAACGCCGCGCCCGCCGAGTACACCTACTCCGCGGCGTAATTTAAGAAGGAGGATTTGACAAATGGCAATGTTTCAGTTTTCCGCTCGCCAGGTCGAGCTCAACTTCTGCGATCAGATCAAGTGCACCGTGCCTCTGACCGACGAGGTTCAGAAGAAGGTGCAGGACGCCGCGAAGGAGCTGCTTCGCGTGTCTCAGGCCGCGAAGGACTCCGACAATAAGGAGCATACGCTCGACGACCTTTGCGATTCTGTGATGGACGCGATCGACGAGATTCTCGGCGAGGGCATGTCCGACCAGATTCTCGGCATGAAGGAAGGCTATACCTTCTGGGACGCCTGCGACGTGTTCAAGTATATCACCGACGAGATCAACACCGCAATGCGCGGCGTGGCTGCGTCCTACGCGTCCAAGCCCCCGATCACGCCGGTCAATCGCGCGCAGCGTCGCGCAAAGCATAAGAGACACGGAGCATGAATCTCCTAACGACCCCGTTGCCGTATGCGGTAAAAGTCGGCGGTCGTGAGGTTCCCATCAACACGAGCTTCCGCGTCGGAATGCGGTTTGAGCTTTTGGCTCTTGACGACCAGCTTACACCGGAGAACGTCTTGACAACGTTCTTCGGTGATAACTGGCCGCAGCCGTATGACGAGGCGGTCAAACAAGCTCTCTGGTTTTATTGTCTCGGTAAGCCTCACGAGAAGGAGGAAACCGACAAGCAAAACCTCAAGCCCTCTCGCAGGAGCTACGATTTTGAGATCGACGCCGATGCGCTCTATACCTCATTCCGCGAGGCCTACGGCATCGACCTCTTGCAGGAGGACCTTCACTGGTGGGCCTTCCGCGAGCTGATGCTCGGGCTTCCTGACGATACCCCCTTCAAGCAGCGCGTTTATTACCGGACCGGCAGCACGGAAGGCATGAGCGCCAAGCAAAAAAAGCAGTTTGAGACTCGGCGTGCGAAGTACGCAATTCCCGAGCGCGGCGCAGTCGATCACAAGTTGACTCTCAGCGAGCGCGACGCCGCGATCAAGAGATATGTTGCCGATCGTTTCAAGGAGGTTTATGGAAAAGGAAAAGCCTGAGCGCGTAAAGCTCAAGTGCCCTTTTTGTGGATATGAAATGCCTGTGTACCTCGCGCCCGACGCGAAGTGCGCAGGCGTTTTTGTTCGCTGCAAGGGCCGAAATTGTAAGAAATTATTCGAGATTCGCGTCAAGTAGTTGCCTTAGTTGCCGATGACGCCACTGAAAAGGTGGTGGAAACATGGCAAATGACGGCTCCGTCATTATCGACATTGAGGGCGATTCCAGTAAATTCAAAAGCGCTCTCTCTGGTCTTGGCAGTATTGCCTCTACCGCCCTAAAGGGTGTTACGACTGCGGTTGCGGCTGGTACGACCGCCGTTGCCGGCGTAGCCACCGCCGCCGTGAAGGTCGGCTCTGGTTTTGAATCCAGTATGTCGCAGGTTGCGGCAACAATGGGCCTCACGGTCGAGGACATTCGCAATGGCTCGGAAGAGTTTGAGCTGTTGTCCCAGGCCGCAAAAGACGCAGGTGCAACGACCGCGTTCAGCGCGTCCGAGGCCGCTGACGCTCTAAACTATCTGGCTCTGGCCGGCTACGACGCTGCGACCTCCGCGGACGTTCTGCCTTCGGTTCTGAACCTGGCCGCCGCAGGTGGCCTTGACCTCGCCTACGCTTCCGACCTCGCGACCGACGCAATGGCCGCGCTCGGTATTGAGGCAAGCAGCGCAAATCTGACCGAGTTCGGCGATAAGATGGCGAAAACCGCCAGCAAGGCAAATACCAGCGTCGGCCAGCTCGGCGAGGCGATTCTTACTGTCGGCGGCACGGCGAAGAGCCTGGCCGGTGGCACAACTGAGCTGAACGCAGCGCTCGGTGTCCTCGCAAACCGAGGCATTAAGGGCGCCGAGGGCGGCACGGCTTTACGAAATGTTATTCTCGCTTTGTCCGCGCCTACGGATAAAGCCGCGGATGCTATGTCGGCCCTGGGTCTGGAAGTCTATGACGCGGCTGGCAATATGCGTCCGCTCAATGAGGTCTTCCGCGATCTTGACTCCGCGCTGTCGGGCATGACCGAGGGCGAGAAGACAAAGGTTCTCAACGAGATTTTTAACAAAGTCGACTTGAAATCTGCGCAGGCTCTTCTCGCCGGCTGCGGCGAAGAGTTTGATAACCTGGCCGCGGCAATCGACGATAGCGCGGGCGCCATGCAGAACATGGCCGACACACAGCTCGATAACCTGCAAGGCGATATTACGATTATGAAGTCGGCCCTCGAGGGGCTCGGCATCGGCGTATATGAAAACCTGCAGGCTCCGCTCCGTGATACGGTCCAGTTTGCGACCGAGCTCGTCGGGCAGCTCTCCGAGGCGCTCAACGAGAATGGCCTGGAAGGCCTTGTCTCGGCTGCGGGCGACGTGCTCTCTGAGGTTCTTCTCAAGATCACGAGCGAGCTTCCGAAGTTTATTGACATCGGCGTCAAGGTCATTAAGAGCTTGATCTCCGGTCTGCTCAAGAACAAGAAGACACTCGTTGACAGCGCGATCGAAATCGGCAAGGTTTTAGTCAGCGGGCTCGGCTCCATTCTCGGAGACCTGATGCTTGCGGCTCTTGAGATCATCACAACTCTCGCGGACAGTCTCGCGAAAGAGGCGCCCACACTGATTCCTGCCGCGGTCGAGGCGGTCTTGCAGTTTGTTGAAGGCCTTCTCAGCACAGAGAATATCAGCGCTCTTATCGACGCCGCGCTCGCGCTGCTGACCGGTCTCGTCGAGGGCCTGATTGCGGCGGTGCCGATTATCATTGAGGCCGCACCCATCATTATTGAGAATCTCGTTACCGCGATTCTTGATAACCTGCCGCAAATCATCGAGTGCGCGATCACGCTCTTAAATGCCCTCACACAGGGCTTGCTCGACAATCTGCCGCTCCTGGTCGACGCTGCAATCGAGCTGACTCTCGCAATCGCCGAAGGCCTGATCGAGGCGCTGCCCGACCTTATCGACGCCGCGCTTGATCTCGTGGGCGCTCTGGTCGACACGATTTTCGCGACTGACTGGCTCGCGCTCGGCGCGAAGATTCTCGAGTCGCTCGTCAAGGGTATTCTCTCCTTGATCGGCTCGCTCTTTGAGGCTGCGGGCAAGATCGTCTCGACTATCTGGGATAAGATCACAAATACAGAGTGGTTCCAGAAGGGCGCTGAGGTCCTCACAAAAATCATCAACGGCATTAAGAGTATCTTTACGAACCTTGCTCAAACGGCAAGCGATCTTGTCAAGAAGATCACCGACAAGATCACGAATACGGAGTGGTTCCAGAAGGGCTCGGAAATTCTTACGAAGATCATCGACGGCATCAAGAGCCTGTTTTCTAACCTGGGGCAGGCCGCGAGTGACCTTGTCAGCCAGGTATGGAACACAATCACAAATACCAACTGGCTTGACCTCGGCCGCAATATCATCGAGGGTATCGCCAACGGCGTCTCGAACGCAGTCGGCACGCTCGTTCAGGCCGCGAAAAATGTCGCGAACAGCGCGCTCAACGCGATCAAGTCTGCCCTCGGCATCGCCTCTCCGTCTAAGGTATTCGCCAAAGAGGTCGGCCGCTGGATTCCTCCTGGAATCGGCAAGGGCGTTGATCAGGCCATGCCTGAGCTGACCGACGATATGCGCGCGCAGCTTCAAGACTTGATCGATGACGCGAATGTCTCCGTCGCGACCGAAGTCGGCGGACTCAGCAGTAAGCTCGCGCTCACAGCAAACTCCGGTTCTGGCGGCGGTAACCACTCGCAGACCATTACCAACGACAACGGAATCATTGTCTATGTGACCTATAACGGCGACGGCTCCGAAGAAGACGCACGCCGCGTAGGTAAGCAGATCGGCGCTGAAACAGCGCGCGAAATCCGAAGAAGGGGGCTTGCACCGACATGACCGGCGATAGCTTTAGCTTCGGCAGATATAACAGCGTAGACGACTGGGGCCTGATGGTGATTGCTTACGACTACTTGCTTCCTCCAAAGCGAGCTCGTAAGATCACCATTCCTGGCCGCTCTGGCTCTTACGACTTCGGCGCGAAAAACTGGGAAGAGCGCACCTTGCGCATGACCTGTACGCTGACGCGCCAAGTCACGAAAGCCGAGTTCCGCGAGATCATCTACGCTCTCAGCAAGAAGGCTCGGCTCCGCCTTTGGAACGAGCCTGACAAGTATTATATCGCCGAGCTCTATGACCCCGCAGAGGTCCAGGACTACTACCTCGAAACGGGGCGCGAATTCGAGCTTAATTTTATCGCCGAGCCGTTCGCGTACGGTCCGACGATCACCACGCCGCTTGAGAACGGGCGCAACAAGATCGCGTATCAGGGCACCGCGGAAACGCCGTGCATGATCGTCCTGCGCAACGTCTCTTCGAGCAACGTTCAAAACATCACAATCACTGCAACGAAAAGGAGTGACTAAGCTATGTATGCTTGCGACTACCTTGAGACCGGTTTTCTGAACGTCTTGCGCGGCGTCACCTTCGCCGCCCCGACAAAAGTCTACCTGGCCTTGTTCCTCAATGACCCTGGCGATTCCGGTACGGCCGGCACAGAAATCAGCTACGCCGGCTATGCCCGCATGGAGATCGCTTTTTCTGAGCCGGCGGTTTCTAACGGCGGTATCGGTATTCAGAATCTCTCTGACATTACCTTCGCGGCACCGGCTGACCCCGCGGGCACCGTGACACACATTGCGATCATGGATTCTCTGGTCGGCGGCAATATGCTCGCCCGCAGCGAGCTGACCGAAAGTCTGGTTATCGGTGCGAATGAGCCGCCTGTCTTCCTGGCTGGCGACGTGCTCTTCTACCTGACCGGCAACATGTCGAACGCCTTCAAGACAAAGCTCCTGAATCTCTTCCGCGGCACGTCTATCCTCGGCATCTCCGCGCATTTTTCTCTCTGGAATGGCTCTCCCGAGGAGACCGGCTCCGAGCTTGCCGGCGATAACTATGCCCGCGTTGCGCTGACGTTCTCGGCACCGAGCGAACAGGCGAGCGGTCAGATGCTCGTGCAGAACTCGCTCGCCGTGTCCTTCAATCGTCCCTCGACTCCGTGGGGCGTCTGGACCTATTCGGCGATCTATTCTGCGGCAACGGGAGGTGAGCCTGTGTATTTGCAGGAGCTTACCGAGGCGATCACGATCAAGAAGGGCTATATGCCGACGATTGACGTCGGCGCGTTGAAGGTGGGATTGAACTAATATGTTTAGCTTTGACCGCTTCAATTTATCCAGGTTTTCGCTGGGAAGTCAGGACAACACAATTCACATTGAGCTGCTTCTCGCTGAAAACCTGGAATCTGTTGCCGGCGTAGCTATTCCGATCGAGACGACCGCCTTCTTCAATGACATCCTCCGCGGTACTGCGCGCGGCGCGATCGGCATTGCTTCGGCCTTCGAGTCGTATGCGGCAATGAACAGCGCCGCGCTTATGCAGGCGAATATCATCGTGAAGGGCTTACTGGGGGACACCTTGCAAGCCATGTCTGACGGCGCGCAGAACTCCATGATCGTCAACGTGCTTGCTGAAAACCTCGGGGCGAGCTCGTACGCGAGCGCTGATATTCTCTGGCATGAGGCCTACGCCGATGCGCTTACTTCACTGGCGAGCGTGGTTAAGGATATTTTGATCGACCCGTTGCTCTATGAAGTGCTCGGCTCGGTCTCTGGCGCGGGCACGCAGTCCACGGAGCAGGTCTCTGTCACTGTCACGATTCCGCCTGGCGGCGAGCTGCGTATTGACAGCGACACGTTCCGAGTCCTGCTGAATGGTGAGAACGTTCTCGATAAGCAGTCTGGCGACTGGCTCATGCTCTCGCGCGACCTTCTCTACCTTGACATTGAGAGCGCGATCGGCAATGGCTTGTCTGGTAACCTGATTTATACAGAGAGGTACTTGTGATATGCTTGAGATTTTTGATAAAAGCCGCAAGCGTATCGCGATCGCCGAGAACGCGAGCGGCGTAGAGGAAGAGCGCAAGATCAATAGTCTTTGGTATCTCACTTTTTCGCTTCCGTACAATGACGCAAAGAATGAGTATTGCCAGCCCTTCAACTATGTCCGCTACAACGGCGGCGAGCTTTATCGCATTATGCCGGTCGACGCTGAGATCGCTGAGACCGGTCTTTTGACCTATCAATGCGAGCATGTCCTCGCAACCTTGATTGACAACGTGCTCTTCGGGTACCATGTCGTAGGCAACCGAGGAACCTACACGGCTGACTGTATTCGCTACGTGCTGAATCGGCAGCGCGTGCAAAACTGGGTGCTTTATGAGTGCGACTTCGCACGGCAATTTGAATACGGCTGGACGCAGGAGACCTTACTCTCAGCCCTGTTCTCGATTGCAACGCCGCTCGCCGACTACATGTGGGTAACTGATACCAGCGTCTACCCGTGGCGTCTCTCCCTCAAGTCGATCGGCCTCGGGCAAAAGCCGCAGCTCTACGTGCGCTCGGGTTGGAACATGCTCTCGTATGGTTCTGGCAGCGACCCACAGCAGATTTGCACCAGACTTTACCCCCTGGGCTACGGCGAAGGCGTCAACCAGCTCACGATCAAGAGCGTCAACAATGGTCTCGAGTATATTCAGAGCCCGCAGGAGTATATCGACAAGTACGGTCTTATTGAACGAATCTGGATTGACCGCCGTTATGAGGACCCCGCAAGCCTTCTCTCCGCGGCGCAAGTCATGCTGAACGAATTGCAGGACCCGTTACAGCAATTTGAGATCAGCTTCGCCGAGCTTGACGAATCCGACTACAATGTCGCGCAGATTGGCAAGCGCGTTCGTATTTTGCAGACTGAGCTCGGAACGCAGGTCGATACCTATGTTACCGAGCTCACCTATAAATACGACGACGTACCAAGCAGCAAGATCATCGTCGCGAATAAGAGCACCGATATTGCGTCCAGCGTCGCCGATATGGCTGACCGGCAGCGAATCGAGCAGGCGTACGCTCAGGGCGCAACGCAGCTTTACTCGCAGTCGCTCCAAGCTAACTGCGACTCGCAGAACGGCGCGGTCATGGACTTCTACCTTCCCGAGGATATGCGAATCGTCAATAAGATCGTCGCGAAGGTCCGCGTCGGCAGCTTCCGCGCCTACTCCAAGGCGACGAAGGCCGCCGAGTCTAAGGTTGTCTCCTCGACGACTGCTTCGCAAAAGACCTATTCAAGCACCTCGGGCGGCGGCTCTACCTCGACCACCTCTTCGGGTGGCGGCCAGACGTCGGGCGCGACGACGCTCGAGTCCTCAAACGTCTTGCCGAGCCAAACAAGTGGGCAGGCCGTGCACAATCATGGTCTTTCTCGCGGCGCGCGGCTCGCGACGACCAGTGACGGCAAAACCATTGATGGCTATGAGACCTTTGTATGGTCTGGCGCGCATGTCCATCCCGCGCATACGCATGAGATCGACGATCACTCGCACAGCGTTCGCATTCCAAGTCATTCTCACAACGTCACGATTCCTGGGCATAGCCATAATATCACGATTCCCGCGCATGAGCACGACATCACGCCTGGCATCTACTTCTATGGCAGCCCGAAACAGTTCGACCTCTACGTTAACGGCAAGAAAAAGACGACAATCGTCTCGACTGACACCGAACTCGACCTGACGCAATATCTCGTGGACACCAGCTCCAAGCTGATTCCGCGTGGTTCCTGGCTCTCGATCGAGGTTCGGCCGAATGATCTTGCCTACGTCAGTATTGACATGTTCGTCCAGGGCTTCGTGCAGTCCAGGGGCGACGCAACAGTTTAATTCTCAGGAGGTAAAACACTTTGGAGACTATGTATAAGGGCATTCCCTTCTCTCCGCAGGTCGCTCTCGCCGACGGTATCGGCGCAGGCGACACCACGATTCCCGTCACCGATATTTCCGCCTTCCCCGACGCCCCGAACCTCGCAACGATCGGCACGGACGAAGACGGCGAAACGATTCTCTACACCGCGAAGACGACGGACTCTCTTTCCGGTTGTACGCGCGGCGTAGAGGGTACGGCGAAAGCCTGGCCTTCCGGTACCACGATCGCCCGCAACTTCACCAACAAGGACTTCGACGCCTTGCAGAAGAATATCCAGGAGGCGAAAAAGCAGGCCGATCAGGGCGTCAGCGACGCAACCGCTGCGAAGAGCGCGGCTGCTACTGCGCAGAGTACGGCCAACGCCGCGGGTACTGCTGCTTCGGGCGCGCAGAGTACGGCCAACGCCGCGGGTACTGCAGCAAGCAATGCCCAGACTGCTGCAGATAACGCGCAGACCGCAGCGGGCAACGCCCAGAGTGCCGCTGATGACGCGCAGAGCGCTATTGACGAGCACGCTGCGGATAAGCAGAATCCGCATGGCGTGACTGCGGCCCAGGTAGGCGCGGCGGCCGCGTCTCACAAGCACGGCAACCTGACGAGCGACGGCAGGCTCGGCTCGACTGCGAATCTCCCTGTCTTCACCGGCACGGGCGGTCTCGCGCAGGCTGAGGCCGTGCTCTCGGCCGCTGCCAAGCTGGGCCGTGGCTACGGCGCTTGCTCGACCGCCGCGGCAACGAAGGCGAAGGCCGTAACGCTCTCGGGCTTTACGCTCGTCACGGGCGCGATCGTGGGCGTGAAGTTCTCCTACGACAACACTGCGACCGCGCCCACGCTGAACGTCAACAGCACTGGCGCAAAGTCGATCTACTACAAGGGCGAGGCCGTCGCGGCTGGACTTCTCAAGGCCAGCTACGTCTATCTCTTCCAGTACAACGGCACGCAGTATGAGCTCCTGAATCCAGTCGCGCAGAGCGGCGGCGGCTTCTATCCCGCAATCGTCGTGACTGCCCCCACAGGCTCCACGGTGACCGCCACGGACGGTGAGACCTCTCTCGTGGGAACAGAGGTAAGTGGAAAATGGACCTTCCAGATTCCGTCCTATGGCATGTGGAATATCACCGCCACGCTGAACGGCCAGACAGCTACCACGAGCGTCTCTGTCACGGAGGTCAAGCAGTACACCGTCACGCTGACTTATTTCGCCGCAACGATCGCGGTCACGTACCCCTCGGGCTCGACCTGTACTTGCTCGAATGGCACGACCACACTCACCGCGCCGAACGCGACCGGCAGCTACACGTTTACCGTCCCGAGCGCCGGCACCTGGACCGTCAAGAGCACGAACGGCACGGACACCGCCCAGCAGGCGGTCTCGATCACGACCAGCGGCCAAAGCGTGAGCGTGACCCTATCCTATAAGCCGACTGCGAGCACGAGCGCCAAGTCTGGGGTCAACTATACGACCGGCATTTCGAGCCTGACCGCTGAGAAGATGAGTCTCTATGCTGAGGCGATCTCTCAGAACAGCGCGATCACGAACACGACAAGCACAGTCTATATCGACGACGGCGCAAGTCACTACAAGATCAGCGTCGGCGACTCGATCAATATCGCGATCAATGGTACCTCGTACGCCTTTAAGATCATGGGCTTCAACCACGATACCCTGACGACCTCCACCGCGTACGGTTCCACGACCGCGACCGGCAAGGCCGGTATGACCTTGCAGATGGCTGACTGTCTGGCAACAAAGGCGCCTATGAATAGCTCTAACACGAATAGCGGCGGTTGGGAAAACTGCGCTATGCGTAAGAGCAACATGGCGACCTATCTCAGTCAGCTCACGAGTGCTTGGCAAAATGCCATTAAGCAGGTCAATAAGCTCTCCTCGGCTGGCAGTCAGAGTACAACGATCAAGACGACCGCCGATAAGCTCTTCCTCCTGTCTGAGGTTGAGATTTTCGGTTCTACCTCTTACTCAGTTTCTGGCGAAGGCACGCAATATGCGTACTACAAAGCCGGCAACAGCAAAGTTAAGAATGTAAGCGGGTCTGCGTACAGCTGGTGGGAGCGTTCTCCTTATGCGAGCTACTCTGCCGGCTTCTGTTTTGTCTACAGCAACGGCTTCGCCTACAACGACGGCGCCAGCGCCTCGTATGGCGTGGCCTTCGGCTTCTGTGTTTAATCTGTAATCTACAAATATCTGCGGCCCGTAAGGGCCGCGGAAAGGAAAATGCTTATGTCAGTCTACAAATCCAAACGCGGCGCCAGCTCTGCGCAGTTCGTTGAGACCGCGAGAAAGCTGCAGGTCCATACCCTCGAGCAGTGCCTCAAGGTACCTAAAAGGTACACCTTCTACTTGACGCAGAAGATCATGGACCACGCAAGCGCCGTCTACGATGAAGTCACGATGGCGAACAGCATTTTCCCGATCAACCAGCATGAGGCCCAGCTCCGGAGAGATCACTTGATCGCGGCAAACGCCAAACTTCAAGCCCTCGACCGGCAACTGGGCCTTCTTGCGGGCGTCCTCTGGAAGAACCCTGAGAACTTCAAAGGCTTTGACAACGCCTTCACGGTTTGGGGCGAGCTTATCATCGAGGAGGCCAAACTCATTTCCGGTATCAGGCGCTCAGATCGCGCCCGATATAAAAATCTTCCTGAATAACTGGGTCAAGTCCTGCATTGTTGCCCTGTCTGCGAACAACTGGTGGGAGCGTTCTCCTAATGCGAGCAACTCTACCAACTTCTGTAATGTCAACAGCAACGGCAACGCCAACAACAACAACGCCAGCAACTCGAATGGCGTGGCCTTCGGATTCCGTTTATTTCCTGGTGAGACCGAGTAACTCTCTTTAGAGCGAAAGCAGGACCGATACGGAAGGAGGACTTGCTTCCCTGGCCGTCGGGCCAAAAACACTCCGTCGATGCGGCCGTCTGGACGCTGCTTGCATGGCTCGGGAGCGTGCGGGTACCGAGTTTCATGGACGGCGCCGCTACGCAGTTATAACACGCGCTCTATAAATACCACTGTACGAAGGAGACAATCTAATCTATGACAAGCGAAGAGCGGCACGAGCTTAGGTATCAACGCCGCTGTCAGAGGAGGCAAGCTAAAAGGCTCGCACGCAGCATTGCTTGCGGCAGCTTTGAGGAGGCCTTCTCTTTTAGCAATCTATTTCAGGCAGGGCAAACCTGCTGCAAGAATGTCAACTGGAAATGCTCGACGCAGCGCTACCGAATGAACATCATCTCGAATACCGCGAGGCCCCATGCTGAGCTGACGGCTGGAACGTATAAAAGCCGAGGCTTTTACGAGTTTGACATTTACGATCGTGGAAAATGGCGCCATATCCGCAGCGTCCATATTACAGAGCGCGCCGTTCAGAGAAATCTCTGCGATCAAGTTATCACAAAGGTTTTTCAGCCGGCTTTTATCTACGACAACGCCGCGAGCATCAAAGGTAAAGGCATTGACTTCGCAATGGACCGTCTCAACTGCCACTTGCAGCGGCATTTCCGCAAGCATGGTCTCAAAGGCGGTATTCTCGTCTTCGACTTCAAGGACTACTTCGGCTCGGCGCAGCACTGGACCGTCCAGAACGAGCTTGCCCGTCGTGTTCACGACCCGAAGACCAGGAAGCTCGCGAATGACTTCCTTGAAAACTTTGGTCCGGTCGGGTACGGCCTTGGCAGTCAAATCTCGCAAAACGCGGCGCTCATGCTGCCGAACAAGCTCGACCATATTATCAAGGAAGAGCTTCGCATTAAGGGCTACGGCCGCTATATGGACGACGGCTATTTGATTCACGAGGATATTCACTATTTGGAGTATTGCCTCGAGAGAATTAAAGAGGTCTGCGCTGAGCTGGGTATCACGCTCAACCTGCGCAAGACCAAAATCCGCCCGATCACACGTGGCATTGTATTCCTCAAGACGAAATTCATCTTGACTGAGACCGGCCGAGTCCTTCGCAAAATGAGCCGCGCGTCCATGCGCGCGATGAAGAGAAAGCTCTTCAAGTTCCGCAAGTGGTACGAGGCGGGCGAGTTCTCGCTCGAGGATATTCGCACCGCCTATGACAGCTTCAAGGGACACATGCGACGGGGTGACAGCTTCAAAGCCGTCGCGCGTATCGATCTATTTTTCAAGCATCTTTTCGGGTTCCACCCGAACGATAAAACGAAATGGAGGGCAACTAATGTACCGAATCGTAAAAGATGGGACTACTCTGGGGCTGACCGAGCAACCAAACTTTGTCGAGCCGCTTGAGAATGGCTCCTGGGGGCTCTGTGGCGAGTCCAGGGCTCACGGTATCGTCTGGGAAGGTAAAGTGTATGGCCTTGCAGGGAAGTCCGCCATGGACGACCTGGAGCTCGTTACGCTTGCCTTCGTGGACGCGGGCACGCTCACGACCGAGGCTGTGGCTGTGCAGTCGATTCTCTTCGTAAACGCTGCGGAAAGTGGCGCGGTCGATGACACGACCGCCAACGAGCATGTTGACCTGTTTGCTGCCTGGGCCTACCCGATCGCCTATAAGACTGGCAATATCCGCAAATACGGCGGCCAACTTTACCGTTGCCTGCAAGATCATACCTCGCAGGCGGACTGGACTCCCGATGCCACCTCCAGCTTATGGAAAGCTACTGCCGACCCCGCCGAAGAGTGGCCGGCTTGGTCTCAGCCACAAGGCGCGCATGACGCCTACGCCAAGGGTGCAAAGGTCTCTCACTCTGATAAGCACTGGACCTCTAACGTGGACAACAACGTCTGGGAGCCTGGCGTTTATGGCTGGACGGAGGTAGCTGAATGACGCTTTACCAGGTCCTCAGCCTTCTCGGCGCCGGCGGTCTGCTTGTCGGCGTTTTTCGTTTGCTGTTTGCCCAGATCAAGGGCGTTCGGCTCGGCGTACAGGCACTCCTCAGGGCGCAGATGATCGCCGACTATAACAAGTGGAGCGAACGGGGGTACGCCCCGATCTATGCTCGCGAAAATTTCATCAACTGCTGGACGCAGTATCACAGCCTGGGCGTCAACGGTGTCATGGACGACCTGAAAGCGAAGTTCCTGGCGCTGCCGACCGACCACCTGCAGGCTGAGAAAGGAGATTTGGAATGAACGAAAAGATCATCAAGAGACTCGGCAATCTGCTGAGCGTCAAGTCGATCGTCACCCTGGTCCTGACCGGCGTGTTCGCCTATATGGCGATCGTCGGCAAGATCAGCCAGGATTTTATGACGATCTATGCCGTCATTATCGCCTTCTACTTCGGCACCCAGTCCCAGAAGACCCAGGACGCGATTGACGGTATCGGCAAGGAGGTCTAAAGCTATGACACCTGTTCAGCGTGTACTTGCTACCGCCCGTTCAGAGAACGGGTACCTCGAGAAGGCGACAAACGCCCAGCTTGAGGACAAGACCGCGAACGCCGGTTACAACAACTGGAACAAGTTCGCGGCCTTCCTGGACGATCTCGAGGTCGTCTACAACGGCAAGAAGAATGGCTACGCATGGTGCGACTGCTTCGTAGACTACTGCTTTATTTACACCTTCGGCCTTGAGCTCGGAATGGCTATGACCTTCCAGCCGAAGAAGGGCGCAGGCGCGGGGTGTACTTACAGCATGGGCTACTACAAGAAGGCTGGCCGCTTCTTCAAGGACCCGCAGCCTGGCGACCAGATTTTCTTCACGAACGACGGCGGCGCAAGCTCGTACCATACCGGTCTCGTGGAGAAGGTCGAAGGAGGCAGGGTCTACACGATCGAGGGCAACACCTCAAGCGCGCCTGGCGTCGTCCCGAACGGCGGCGCGGTGCGTGACAAGAGTTATTCGCTCGGCTACAACCAGATCGCGGGCTACGGCCGGCCTGATTGGAGCCTTGCGGGAGAGGAGACTGAGGAAATGACGCAAGATCAATTCAATGATATGTTCAAGGTCGCAATGGCGGCTTACCGCGCGGAGCTGCAGGACAACGACTGCGGCAGTTACAGCGCCGAAGGCCGTCAATTTATGATCGACAAGGGCCTCATGGTTGGCGGTAACCCGCTGCCGAACGGCGAACCGAATTACATGTGGCAGGACTTCCTGACACGTGAGCAGTTCGCGACCGTGCTCTTCCGCTATGCGAAGGCCCTCGGCATTGCCTGATGGGACGCCATGAGAAAAAGCCCTCGAAGAAGAAGGTCAAGATCGAATGGAGCAAGCTCGTATGCCTGTTGACGATTCTCGCCGGTCTCTTGATCGTGCAGGAGTGCCTCTTCCTTATGTACCTCTGCATCAAGGGGGGCTACACCGCCACGGCCGCCTGGCTTACCGCTGCGACCGGCGTAGGCGAGGCGGTTATCATTGCGGGCGCGAACGGGTATCTCGGGCTTGCCAAGTCCGATCACAAACGCGGCGGTATTACGTTCGAGGCCGCCAAAGCAAAAGACTTCACCGAGGACGAGGATAAAAACAGCCCTCCGATCTAACTGAAAAGCCCTCCTGCGGATTCGTCCGCGGGAGGGCCCTTTTTCTTTTATATTTTGCGGCCGTTGTATGCCAACTTTCCAATGAGCTCGCCGGTGGGCGCGTAGACCTCGCAGGCAAGCCAGTCTGACGCAGCGAGATCCATTATTCAGCGCGAAGACTCGGGCGGCCTGAGCTGGTTCTGCGACCTCGTGCAAGCGCTCTTCGCAGACTCGGCCCGCGTCCATATACCGGACGAGAAGATCATATTTCATCGTTGCCGGTCTCCTTCGCTACCAGGTCCAGGATAAACCGGTTGACACTCTTGCCGACACTCGCCGCAGCTTTTTGAATGTAGTCCTTCTGGCCCTTTTTCACCTTCAGCTCAATGCGCTCGTAGGTCTTGCGATTATAGCGTTCCGTCGCTTCTCGCTGGGCGTCCGAGTAGGCCATGCGTCCACCGTCCTTTCCTTTTTACTATTATTAGTATAAAGGATGAGCGGCAAACCACATATAATGTCGACCGTATAAAGTTGAGGGGCCCCCTCTCTCACAATATCAATTTTACCGCGTTTAGTAAGCGTTGTAAATCGGCAGAACTCAACAGGTTTTTACTGAAAACGCTGAGCAGTTCGTCGGCATACGAAACCTACTAAACGCGGTAAAATTATAAATGTCAAGAGGAAAGGAGCTTGACAAAAAGAAAGAGCCTGCAGGTTCCGGCTGCAAGCTCTAAGAAAGGAGGTGCGTGAAATGCCTGATGGCTACACCCCTTACGGTTACCTCGGTAAGGTCGATGACCGGCTGATCGAGGTTGTCTCCGAAGAAGAGCTTTATGAGCTTCTCGAAGATGAATAACCGCTAATCACCCCATGAGCCTGGCCGGTCGCAAGACCGGCTGGGCTCCAAGGTGCCTTTCATTATATATCGTTCCACTTGATTTGTAAATGCTTAATTTTTGAAGGAGGTACACCCCTATGACGTTCTGGCATGTTGTCACCAAGTTTTTTGACTCTGGCAAGGTAAAAGTCAATCTCGCGCCGATCGAGGCCGATTGCAAGCCTGAGAATCACATGAGCGAAAATAAGACTTGCGACGAGTACCACAACTACTTCGATACTTACGAAGAGGCGGTTGCGTATGCGGCAGACGCCCGCAAGGCCTGATCGGCGAGACCTGTCAGAAGTGCTTAGCGAAATCAGTAAAACCTCGAGCAGTTCGTCGGCATACGAAACTTACTAAACACGGTAAAATTAAAAATGTCAAGAGGAAAAAACAGAATGCGGACAGCGCCGCCCAGCTTACGAGCTTCAAGCGGTAAGCGCGCTGCGAAAGGTAACCTCTTGACAGAAAGGAAAATGCTTATGGACAGGCAACGCGCATGTTACAGCTATTCGGCGCTTACTCATTGCGCTGACGCCGTGAAGGCTACCAACTGGACCGTACGACGCTCGGCAGAGCATTTTAGTAAATGCTTTGAAGTCAAAAAGCTCTTTGATCTTTGCTATGACGAAACGCATTGTATGCTTTTCGACGCAGATTTTTCCCCGTGGGCCGACTACTTAAAGGCGGTTAATCGAAAGGACACAAAACGCGCCCTTGATAAAGAGCTGCATAACTGCCACAGATTCCTCGCGAATGAACTTAATGCGATAGCTGCGCTCATGCGCGCTGGGGAGGTTGATTCTATTGACTAAGGTTTACGTTGTTCAGGTCATGCCCGAGGCAAGTCTCGGGCGCGTCAGTCAAGAGGGCTATACCTCTTTGGAAAAAGCTCAGGCCTTCATCGAGAGCCGTTCGGACAAGCCTACCCAGGTAACGCCCTGGTTGTACCGCAGCACGGACGGCAACGACACCGACTACTTGATCTATGAGGTCCGCGTAGTCTAAGCAAAAAGCAAGCGTTTCTGCAAGTAAGTCAACAAATAAGCTAACTCACTTGCAGAAACGCGGTCTTTTTGCAAATGACTTTAGTTATTTACAGCAAGAAAGTGAGATTTACTATGACTCCATTCACGATCTTCCATAACGTCAAAACCGGCGCGTATGTTGCGGTTTATGACTTTGCGCTCCCAACCATGACCGGCATCGGCCGCAAAGAGGAATGGCTGCCGGTCTACCACGGCCAGGCAAGCGGCTTGCTCGATAAGGCCAGGCAGCGTGAGGCGTTTGTCAAGGCCCAGGAGCTTCGCGGCTGATACCTGTCGAAACTGCTTAATAATTTCAGTAAAACCCCGAGCGCTTTGTCAGCATACGAAACTTACTAAACACGATAAAATCATAATTGTTCCAAGGAACACAACAAAATCAAACTTTTCAGGAGGATATAAAAATGAAGGACATGACTACCGTGCTGAACAAGAAGATCGTCAACAAGGAGACCAACGAGGTTCGCCTGGTCGTCAAGATCGATGAAGAGAACCGCAAAATCTTCTCCGTTCCCGCGAGCGAGTCCACCGCTGAGCCTACCGGCATGGCCGCGGCTTCCTATGATCGCCGCTGGCGCCTCTGCGAAGAGCCTGCCGCCGAAGAGCAGGTCACCGAGACCGCCGCTGAGCCCCAGACCGAGGCCCTTGCTACGGAGGACAAGCCCGAGCCGATGAAAATGAGTGAGACGATCACCGCCCTCGAGACGATCTTCGACAAGCTAAACGCGATCTACTTCGAGAGCAAGCTGCCCCGTCCGGTCATCACTGTTCAGACTACGCCGAAAGCGTACGGCCATTGCTCCACCAAGAAGATCTGGAAGTCCGAGAACGAGGGCATGTATGAGATCAATCTCGGCGCCGAGTTCATCAATCGCCCGAAGGAATCTACCTGCGCGACCCTGTTGCATGAAATGGTCCACCTCTTCTGCACCGAAAACGAGATTGCCGACACATGCCAGAATGGCCGCTACCACAACAAGACCTTCAAGGCCGAGTGCGAGAGCCGTGACCTGATCGTCGAGTATGACCGCGCTAACGGCTACGCGCATACCTCTCCGACCGACGCTTTCAAGGCTAAGCTCGCCGAGGCTGGCGTCGACCTGAGCGTCCGCTTTGCTCGCGTCATGCCGAAGGCCAAGGCCAAGGCCGAGCGCGAGAAGGCCCACCGCTACGTCTGCCCTGTCTGCGGTCAGGAGGTTCGTACCACTTCCGAGCTCAGCCTGATTTGCGGGCATTGCAACGTCACCATGGACCGCCTGGACTAACCCAGGCGAGTCCAAAATCTGGGAGTATAAACACCAGGGCCCTGGGTGTAGAACGCGATACGGCTCGCCCAGGAGCTCCGCAGGATAGTTTAAGGAGGAATGATAAATGACCCAAGCTCAAAGAGACGTCTACATGGCTTTGCTGATGGCTGGACGTGAAGACGAGGCTACGGCCTACCGCGATAAAGTCGAGGCAGCAAGCTATGACTCTGCGCGGGCTCGTGCAAACGCGAATACCTACTACGTCGACAAGCACGGCAAGAAGATCGAGGCTGATATGCTTATCAGCATCGGCGGCAAGGCACCCGAGCTCGTCCTGCTCTGCGGGGACGATAACCTCGGCGTGAACGCCTCAAATCCCGCATACTTAGAGGCTCATCCCGAGGCCCGTCAAGAGTGTTATCCGCTCAGCGAGTTCGCGAGCGATGATATTGAAATTATTAAGGAGGATATGAATCATGTATAAGTATTGCCAGCATTGCGGAAAGCCCTTCCTGGAGCCCGACAAGCCTCGCACGGTCGGTCTGGTCTCGCAGGTCAAGGAGTTTATCACCTGGGCGCAGATCAAGGAGTGGTCCGACCTGCGCGAGGCATCTAAGCACTTCGAGATCGGCGACGAGATTCACGACGAGCTCAAGAACGGCGAGCCGATCACCCTGGTCGTTGTTGAGAAGGACAAGCCTTTTGATGGCGATGTCATGTTCATGCTCAAGGACTGCTTGCGCGATACCTACCCCATGAATGACGACTACACGAACGCAGGCGGCTGGAAGGCAAGCAAGCTCCGCAAGGTCCTCAATACCGAGATTCTGGCTTTGCTGCCCGATGACATGCGGGCCGCGATCAAGCCGAGAGTGATCGACGGCGAGAGCGATCTCCTCTGGCTCGCTTCTGAGATGGAGGTCTTCGGCCTGCATGACTGGACTGAGAATGACCCTGACCGCGGCGAGCAGATGGCGTACTACAAGCGCCGCGGGAATCGTATCAAGGCTCTCGGCGACGAGGGCGAGGCTGCGTACTACTGGTGGGAGCGTTCTCCTAATGCGAGCAACTCTACCAACTTCTGTAATGTCAA